GTTCTGTGGAGAAACAGTGCCGGTGTTGTTGAACGGGGTCACAACTGCGGTAGCGCTGGTGCTGTTAACCACCACATTCTGGAATTGACCAGCAGTAATCACAGCAGGGCTGACGATCACAGAAGTCGTACCAGAAGTTGCAACCGTCACATCAGCCTGGACAACAAAACTACGCAGACGGTTAGAGCCGTAAGCTGCGCGATTCTGTGGGTTGGCTGCAAAGATGTTTGCAATGGTGATGGTGTCGCCTTGCTTGAGGCCAGCCGTAGCAGTGGTGGCAGTCAGAGCAATGGTGGACGTTGATGCCCAGCCGCTGGTCAGAAAGCCCGTTGCCGTGGTCGTAGCGCAAGCCAGGGTAGCAGTAGCGTAGGAGCCAAAAGTTTGGCTAACAACGTTCTGATCCATCTTCCACATCATGCCTGCCGAGTCCTTGCCCATCATGCCGCGCTCGTATTGTTTGGCAATGGTGTTGGAAGGCACAAACAGACCTTTGAGCGAGTCCACAATCGTTGCGCCGGTGAACGGTTCAACAATGCAAGCCCTGCGGCCATCGCGTGGTGCGCCCTCAGAGTCAAGATATGCGCCTGCGGTCAGGTAGGTCAGCAAGCTGGTGGGGACAGTACCGGCAGTACCGACAATGTTGGCAGTGTTGTTTTTGGCCATAACCAAACCATCACGGTCAATCTTGTTGGCAATAGCGGCAACCGCGGGTTTCAACACTCGATCACTAAAACGGTCAAGTGACAGCGCCAGATCCTGCGTGGTGAACTGAGTGTCAACGTGGAACTGCGTAGACAGGGTAACGGGGACAGAAGTCTCGTTAAAGTCCTCAACATTCAACGCTGGGCCACTGGTTCCGACAAAGCGGCCAGGACGACGGACGTTCAGTGTTGCGCCAATCTTTGCGCCGGTTACAGCGAATTGATCGTCGTAGTTACGTTCGACTTGGCTCGTAAAAGTCAACTCGTTTTCCAGGACCATCAACGCTTCGTTGGTGATCATGCTGATGGTAAGCAAATTATTTGCCATGATAAATCCTAAAAAAATGGTTATCGAATTTGCCCATTAAGTCTACCTGCTTTCCAGGCTTGGTAGCTGCCATGAAACTGCCCATCAGCAGTCAATGCAACATCACGCCCGTTGGCGGCTGACCGAATAGGGGTAATCGGTGCGCTTGCTCTACTTCTCTGCACAACAGGCTTTGAGTCTTGTTTCTCAAACATAGCCTCTAGTTTCCCAATCTGTCGCAACTGTGCGGCTGGCGTCATCCCTTGCAGCTTTTCAACGAATTCGGGATTATCAGCAAGGTGATACAACAGCTGTGGCCCAACATCTGACTCAAAGATAGAATCGCGCACTTCATTGATCACTGTCATGTCTGCGCTTTTTACCACTCGCTCAAAATCTGGCATTGCTGCTTTGGCCTGGTTAACCCGTTCTGACCAAGTATTTAATACCTGCTCTTTCTCGGCTTGAACCTTGGCCTGTACTGCCTTCTGTCGTTCTTCCCCTAATCGCTGGTCAACCTTATAGTCTGTCAGTGCCTTGGCATATTCAAACATATCGGTAAACTGGCTTGGGTCTGGTTCGGCTTCGCCCTTTGGCGCTTGTTTCCGTTCCATTTCCGCTAACCGCTGTTCTAGGCTTACCCTGGCTTCGCGCTCCCGCATTGCTTCTTGCTTTGCTTCATCACGCGCCTTGGTTACTGCCTCAAACCGTCGCTCAATCTTAGGTCGCCTTTTTTCCTCTGTTGTTTGCTGCTCGTCACTGGCTGGTTCACTCTGACTGTCATCATCCTGCGGCTCTATTGTTTCAATAGCCTCGCGGGACGGTTTGTCAGCTAAACCTAGCTTTTCAGCTTGGAATTCAGCTAAATTTTCGCTAGTCACCGTACTGGCTTCTAGTCTTTTCTGTACTTCACTTACTTCTTCAGACATGGATTACTCCAAGGATTTACCCCGTAAGAACCCACGGGTCGGGTTGGGGCATTATTACCCAAAAACAAATGGTTATGCAACTATTGCATGGGTTGAATCAGCGGATTTGCTCCTTCGCTTATGTCTTGGATGCCAAATTGAGCATATGCAGCTTGTTCCTGATTCATCTTTTCAATTTCCATCAGCAGCTGGTCAGGCGGCATCCTGGCAATTAACATTTTGACCAGTGCTTCAATCTCAGTCCTGTTTTGCGTGGTAACCCGACGAATGTTCTCATTGTTGACGCGAGCCTCTGCCACAGTTTCAGTGTTGTGCGCCCGTGCGGTAACGTCCATCAGCTTGCGCTTGGTTTCGCCTTCATCCTTCAGCTGCGCCACTTGCATACGGTTATTGATCTCTAGCTGGGCGGCTTGCAGTTGTTGCTGCATCTGTTCAAGCTGTTGCTGTTGTTGGGCAAGCTGCATCTGCACCTGTGGCGGTATATCTGATTTCTCGTCAATCTGTGCCATTGGGTTTCTAGCCGCCAGACGGTCAGCAATAACGTCAGCGCCAGGGAAGTCCATGTTCCTGAACACCAGATCGCCTGCTAAGTTAAACAGTTCTTTGTTGCCGGTCAGCAGGGGCATCATGGCTTCTACAGCCTGCTGGCGCTTGCTTTGGAACCCTGGGCCTGTATCCATCACAACGTCATACTCGCCCACCGTCACATCGTTCAGCACTTCGCCCACCGCGGTTTGCTCATTGATGGTGGTCATATCTGGCTGTCCATCGCTGCCAATAATCCGCATTACTCGCTGGGTGTCGTAAATCTTTGGGATCAGATCCAGCAGAATCTTGCCCGTATGCTTGATGCTGCGGGTCAAGTTGTCGTAGAAGTGGAAGTTTGACAGATCAGTCTGGTTCTGCTGGCCTTGGAGCGCTTTGCCGCTGATGTTGCCGCTGGGCAGTTGATTCGGGTCTAGGATACCCAGCACCATTTGCAAGTCAGTGTTGATTGCATTCGCGGCATCCATAATGCCAGCAGGCGGTGATTCGGGCTGTAGACGCACTGGAACTGGTGCAAGCTGTCCTTCTATGTCTTTTTGTTTGTAACGCAGCACAGGGCTGCTCTTGATGTTTGCCAATGCCCATTCGTTCTCATGGCCTTCGTCTTGACCTTCAGCAAGCAGCCACTTGGCCTTGGGAGCCAGGGCAATGCTCTCGGTCATGCTGGTACGCCAGAAGTTGTACATCCGCTGTGGGTCTTTCGCAAACCGCACCAAACCATATTTCTTGCGCTTGTCATCAACAATCACTTGAGCGCCATAAACCGGCACGATGGGAATGTATTTACCATCCCAAGTCTTTTCCTCTAGGATCTCAAGCGCGGTCATCTTGCACCACTTCACTGCCCTGCGGAAACTCTCACGGGTATCCACCACCGTCAATCCAGCAGCTGCTACACGCTCTAAGAATCGGTCACTGTCAGCGAACCCGCTACTACCGTCACTCAGCAGGTACAGCTTGGCCTTTTCTCGGGTCACATGAAAATATTCAGCAATGCGGATGTCTTCCTTGGTCACCCAACTTGCGGAATTGTCGCCAGTGCTGCGGTGCGTAAAGTTAGCACCATCGTCAGCGTCAGGGTACATTTCCTTAAAAATGGTCTTGCTTAACAGTGTGGTAATAAGGCAACGCTCTGCATCTGAACCGTCTGGTCTTACGCTGTTCGGGTCAAAGTAGACAGTGAACGGGTTATCAATGGCGTCAATGTAGATTTCCTGATCAAAAGAATCTTCGCTGACGTACTTGGTATTAACGCGCCAGTAGCCCCAACCCATTCGCACGGCATAGTCAAAAGCGGTGTCGTAAGCGGTGTCGGCGTTGGAGTTGACCTCGATGTGACGGGTAATGCCTTCCAGCACCTGGGCAATCTTGTAATCTGCCAAGTTGTTGACAGGATGCACCTTGATGCGTGGCCGTTGCTGGCGCTGCTGGTTGGTCACCTGGCGCACATAAGCATCAATCTTGTTGATGGTTAAGCACGGCCTCGCTTCAAGATTCCTGCTGTTTTGTATCTCCACCGGCCATTGATCACCTGCGGCAAACCGTATGTCTTGCAGGGCTTCGCTGCGGTTAGTGCTGTCGCTGTCGTTCACCAGCTGCCAAAACTTGATGGCATCGTCAATGCGGGGATCATTCATGGTCATTCCTCAATTCATCCAGCTGCCTGCGGCCTCGGCAATAGGCTTGGGTTTGCGTTTGTGCGGTTCCCGAATCATAAGCCCAATATATCGAAAGGCATCAGCACCGTGGCTGTAATGGTCGTGCAGGGGGTTGCGGCTAAATTGCCCGGTGTCTGGGTCTACCTCGTAGCGATAATGGCGCAGGCAGGCCAGCCCATCAGCTGCGTGTTCGCGGTCAAAGTAGCAATTGGGAAATATCGTCCTGGCTGCGTTGATGCTGTCTACCACAGGAACCCGCGGCAATATTTCTGTTTTGTACCCTGCCGCCCGGACAATATCGTCAATGCTGCGGCCACTTGCTGCCAGTGTCTTGTTCTCGGCATCGTGCGGTAGCCATACCTTGTCGTAGTGGTAGCCATACGTCTGCATGGTTGCCAAGTAATAGCTGATGGTCTTCTGGCTGTCCTCAATGTAGCGGATAAGCCTTGTTTCCATGCCTACAAACTGCAAGAACCAGATGGCAGTGCTATCAGACCATCCTAGGTCAAAAACAGCGTGTACGGGCTTTGTGGCGTCAAATGGAACCCGGCAGATACGCCCATCTTTCTCAGCCTGCTGCATTTCCTTGGCAAAGATAGCCCCGTCTACCGTCTGGCGACATAGGCCTTCCCACACCTGGTTATAAGATTCCTCATCCCTTTCCTTAAGCGAATCCTTCTCCAACCGTAGCGTTTCGGGAAACCAGGGGTTATCTGACCAGTTCACCTTGATCTGGATACAGTCATCTGGCGGCTTGACAACAAACCGCTGGTAAGTCTCGTCTGTCTCCAACTCAGGGTTAAAGCTAACCCATATCTCGCTTTTCTCTTTGCGGATGGTGGGTATCAATACGTTCCAGGACAGGCGGCTGACGGTTTGGGCTTCTTCTACCCAGCAAACGTCTACGCCTTCAAATGACTTGATGTTGCTGATGTTGTTCTTCAGACCAGCAAATGCGAACTCAGTGCCGTTTGAGCCTCGTATGCTGGCCTGGGTGATCTCGTAGAAAGAATGTAAGCCCAATGCCTCGATCTGGTCACACAACAGCTTGTGTACGCTGTCTTTGATGCTGGTCTGGTACTCACGGGCGCAAAGTATGCGGATTGGCTCCTTGGCCCCTTTAATCAGTAATGCCCTGGCTATCCCCCAAGACTTAGCACCGCCCCTGCCGCCGTAGCAGACCTTGTACCGACTGCGCTGGAATAGGCTTTGCAGCTTGAGTGGGAATTCTGCTTTAACGTCAGTCATTAGGCTTTACGAATGTGACCTGGATGCCTTGGAGCGCTTCCCCGTCCTTGCCCGTGATCTCTTGCTTGACAGTCTCGGCCCATCGTAGCTGCGTCTTTGTCCACCAGATCAATGCCGTGGTGTCGCCGCTAGTTGCCTTGTCAAACAGTGTCCTAGCTATCTGGCCATTTGCTTTTGCTTTGCCCAGGTCTAATTCAGTGCGGTAGTGCTTGCGAAGCGTCTTATCGTCTATCCCAACCAAAATAGCTATTTGCTCATGGGGCAACCCTAACCCGCTGGTGTTCTCAACCAGGCGTTGCATTTCGGGCGTTACTTCATGCTCAATCATTTTATAAAGGGGAAATGTGATTGCATTTGTCGCATTCTAACCATAGCACAAGCCAAGAAGGTGATACTCCACCATTCTTCAGCCATCTGTTAAGACTACTGCACCCATAAGGTCTAGGTTCAATTTCCAGAGCGCCAATTCTCCGCTGGCTAAACGTCCATAGTCACCCATTTTGCTCTGTTCCTGAGATACCCCTAGCAAGTTCTCGCGCCGGCTTGTGAGTAAGCGCATCACTTCTCTCGATAGCAACCGTAACAGGGTTCATTGTTTTGCCATCAGCAATCGGTACTGGAACGCAAAAAGCCACTTTCTACTGCGCTCTGATGCTGCAACATCAGTTCCCTTGTGGGGTAACGCATGAGAAAGTGGCCTCATACCGTCTTGTGTTGCAGCACTTGACTAAAAAATTGTAAATCAAAAATGGTCAATCACTGCAAAAATTACTAAAATAATTAGTAACAACAAAACAAGTTTTATCACCGCATGAACGAATTAAGACTGTTCTGGCTTGGTTGACCGTTGCGCTCCAGAATGGTCAGGTTTTTTTCTTCGCCGGGGAAGGTGACAAAGTTGCGGGTCAATTTAGGATGTGATGCTCGTTCTGCTTCTAGTGCAGACAAGATTTGCTTCATTCTGTCCTGGTCACCTAATCCTGAATCTATGTCTTTTTTCAAGATATTGATACGTGTATCAAGTTGGGCTTGGGTCATAGAAGCAACACCAGGTTTCCTGCTGCCTTCATCTAGGTATTTGATGCCTGGAATTCCTGCATCACGTAACATTTTTGCCGCCTGATCCGGTGACAAACTGCGTGATATGTAATCGTGAACTGTTTGACCTTTTGTGCTGCCCAATTCAAACGATTGAAGAGCATCAGATAGCCCTGGAACTCTGTCGGCTAATGGACGCAATGCTTTTACTACTTGGGGTTGTTCACTCAGCGGCTTGTCCCAATCCAGCATTTTGGCAATCTGCTCGTCTGGTAGGTCTACTTTGTAGAGTGAGCCATCATTTGGTGCAATTGGGTTTTTTCTTAAAAATTCCTGCACCTCGTCCATTGCGCTTACATAGTCATTCCGCGAGGCTGGAATACCGCGTTTTACATCTTCTAAATCCCATCTAGCCGCTTGGTTTTTTGATGCAGCCGCAGCTTTTAAAATTGCATCATTGTCGGCCCCACCAATCATATTTTCTTTTACAAATTTTTGAGCTTGTTTGCTTAATGGATCAAGTTGCTTCCCAATACTAATCATTTTCTGGTAACTTTCAGACACAGCAGGATTTTCAGCAAAGTACAACCCATACCCATAGGATTGCGCTCCTTCACCAGTGCCGATCTTGCTGGCATCAAATTCGCCAAGCGGATTTCTTGCTGTTGGTGTAAACGTATGCGGTGTACCGTGGTAAACGTCTAATGGAAGAATGCCACCAGTTCGCGTCAGGTAGCCTTCTGCCATGCGCCCTGCTGTCGGGCCTAGTGCCTTAACGCCTGCGGCTGCTGGTTTGGCAAAGGGCATCATTTGTAGTGCCGTACCAAGCGGAAACCCTATCTCAGCGCCTGCTCTTGCTCTTGCGGTGTTTGGGTCTAGTACGCTTCCCTGCTCGTCTGGTGCTGTTCCCATCAATCCAGACAATGCGCCGTAAACCTCAGGTGCTTGTTGGCGCAGGTAAGGTTCTGCTGGACGCTGCAACATTTTTGCGCCCATAACGCTGCGATTAGGCAGAAACGTACTCAGGCGGTTGTCAGCCATGATTCTTGAAGAAATTGCTAACTTGTTTCTTTGAAACTTTGCGCTGATTAATGTTTTCCAGCATCTTGACGCCGTAGCGCTTGACTGCATCTTTCTTAATGACGTACTCGCCATCTTGCAGCGCCCCGTAGCCATCATCTGGGCCTGGTGCCTTGCCTAACAAGTCTTTAAGCCTGACCATGCCGCCTTGGTTAAAGGCTTGACTATTGCCGCCAAAACCTGCATCACCGCCGCCATAGCTATCAGCATTAGCACCAGGAG